GTGCTGACCCAACCCAAGGGCCTGCCCAAGAGCACCACGCTGTTCGGCTACCAGCAGGTGTACGAGCAGGACTACGCCGTGCTGGTGGAGAGCCCGCTCGACGCCGTGCGGCTGTTCGGGCTGGGGATCCCGGCCATCGCCAGCCTCGGGGCCTGGGTCAGCCACGAGCAGGTGGCTCTGATGGCGCGGTGCTTCGCCGCGGTGTACATCGCCCTCGACAACGACAAGGCCGGGCGCGAGGGGGCCGAGAAGGCCACCGACATGCTCCGCAGACGCCGCTGTGCGGCCATCCCGTGGCGCTACGACGGCCTGATGGACGAGGACGGCAAGCCGGCCAAGGACGTGGGCGACGTGGTCTCTGACGACCACCTGATGGAGGCGTGGGCCTCGACGCAGAGGTGGGGACTGTGAGGTGCCCCAACTGCGACGCCGAGATGTACGAGGACGAGGCCGAGGAGCCGGGCCACTGGATCTGTGACGAGTGCGGGTACGAGGAGCGTCGGTGAGGGGGCCGAACGGTCTCTATCCGTATGCCGGATCGAGTGGGTGGTCGGGGACCGACACCTCCAAGGCTGCCGCGGACCGCGATGACGCCGAGGGGCGCACGCTCCGACGCCATGAACTCACCATGCACCTCCTGGACGGCGCTGGTGACCACGGGTGGACCGTGAAGGAGCTTCGTGACACCTACCCCGAGGATCATCACGGTCGGTGGTCAGCGGCGTTGAGTCGAGCGCACAAGATGGGGGCCATCTGCATGCTGGAGCGGACTCGTGTCGGCTGCCACGTGTATGTTCTGCCGGACCACGTCAACGGTCGGGCCATCTTGCCGCACCGTCCTCGACGGATCTCCAAGAAGGTCCGTGAGGAGCTACGGGAACTGGCCGAGGCTCACGACTACGAGGGGATCTTGGAGTACTTAGAAGATGGCGAGCAAGGACATCCCTCCGTACCGTCGAGTGGTCCTCCATCCCGACGGCGACTCGTACGTCGCCGCCTACCAGTGGCAGCGTCGCCGGTTCCTCCTCAGCGACGGCTCACTCGTAGACGTTCAGTGCATCCGTGACGATTCGGACTTGCGGGATGCGGTCCTACAACTCACGAAGGTCGACAGGATCGAGGGGGTAGCTACCCTTCCGCACGATGGAACTCCGCCCGTATCAGGAGGAAGCGGTCGAGCGGATCGTGGAGCGGGGGAACCTGCTGCTGGCGATGACGATGGGCTCGGGCAAGACGGCGACGGCGATCAGCGGCGTGCGCCGGCTGCGAAGGCTGCGCCAGGTCGACCACGGCGTGGTGTTCGCCCTCAAGTCGATCAAGTGGCAGTGGGTGAGGGAGATCAACAAGTGGGATCCCCGGGCCAGCGTCCAGGTCGTAGACGGAAGCAGGCTGCAACGCCAGCACGCGATCCGGCGGGCTGACTACTTCAACTACACGATCCTGCACTACCAGTGTCTGGTCAACGACTGGGATCTGATCAAGCAGTACCTGCCGATCGACTTCATCATCCTGGACGAGGCCACGGCCATCAAGGGCATGGGCACGAAGACGTCCAAGCGGGCCAAGGTGATGGCCAAGCACACCGACGTGCGCCTGGCCCTGTCCGGGCAGCCGGTGGAGAACCGCCCCGAGGAGTTGTACTCCATCATGCAGTTCGTCGACCCCGACGTGCTGGGCCCGTTCCCCAAGTTCGACCGCGCCTTCATCACCCGTGACCACTGGGGCAACCCCCGGAGCTACAAGAACCTCCCCGTGCTGGTCAAGCGCATGGAGACGGCGATGTTCCGCCGCAGCCGGGAGGACATCAAGGAGTGGCTGCCCGAGCGCATCGAGCTAGAGGTGCCGATCGTCCTCGACCCGGCCGTGATGAAGCTGCACGACCACATCCGCTCCGACCTCTCCGACGCCATCGACAACGCCCTGTCGTTCGGCATGGGTGGCGGCACCTTCGACATCCTCCAGCACTACGGCCAGACGTCGGCCGACCAGGGCATCAGCATGATGGGCCAGGTGATGAGCCGCATGTTGGCCATGCGGATGCTGAGCGCTCACCCCCACCTGCTACGGCTCTCCGGTGAGGAGTTCGATACCCAGCTATCCAAGCGTGGCTCCGAGTACGCCTCCAGCCTGCTTGCCCAGGGTCTGCTCGATGGCTTCCCGGCTGACACCACCAAGCTGGCCGCCCTCATCGAGATGGTGGAGGAGATCCTGGACGAGGACCCCAGCCACAAGGTGGTCATCTTCTCCTACTTCAAGCCGATGCTGGCGATGATCGCCCGTCGCATCAAGGCCGGCCACGCCCTGATCACGGGCGACGTCACCGGCATGCAGCGTGACCGGGCCATCGTCCGGTTCAACTCCGACCCCACGTGCCGGGTGTTCCTGTCGTCCGACGCTGGGGCATACGGTGTCGACCTGCCCATGGGCAGCCACATCATCAACTACGACCTGCCGTGGAGCGGCGGGGCCCTGGCTCAACGCATCGCCCGCATCGACCGCACCAACAGTGCCTTCGACCAGATCAACGTCATGTACCTCTACGGCCAGGGCACCATCGAGGCCCGGATGTTCCGCATGCTCCAGCAGAAGGCCAAGGTCGCCCGAGCATTCCTGGATGGGGAGTTCGACGCCAAGTCCGGGGGCCTGAAACTGGACCTGGAGTCATTGCGGGAGTTTCTTGATGCTCCTTAGTTGCTAATGCTCCAGAGTGGGGTATTGTGGGGGCATGGCAAACACACGAGGGCCCAAGGCCCCACCCACCCCCGAGCACCTGGCCGCTCTGGCACAGGGGCGGACCGAGGGCCGTGCCGTACGTGAGTACATGCACGCACTCGGGAACCAGTCCAAGCGCAGTCGGGGCCGCGCCCCCAAGAGCGCGGCCGACATCCAGGCGGAGATCGACGCGACGGAGGATCCCGTCGACCGGTTGAAGCTGCGTCCGGCCCTGCGGGCGGCCCAGGAGCGCGAGTCCACCACCTCTGAGCAGGACATGGAGCAGTTGGAGGAGGCGTTCATCAAGGTCGCCGGGTCCTACAGCCAGCGCAACGGCCTGACGTACTCCGACTGGCGCACCGAGGGTGTGTCGGCAGCGGTGTTGAAGCGTGCGGGGATCAGCCGGGCCCAGTAGGTAGCCCCAACTGCCCCCACCCTGCTACACTGACTCCCATGGCTACCCCTGCACGGACTGTTCGACGTCGCAGACGCATCCCTGCGCCCGACATCACGCAGCCCGTGCAGGAGTACCTGATGAACCGCTCGATGCGCGAGCGGTCGTCCTACTACGAGGGCAGCATCAAGCAGTCCCTGATGGACATCATCGCCGCCGTCGGAGTTCCCGACGGCGACGAGGGTCAGCACCGCAAGCTCCTGCTGGAGCAACCGCTGGAGTTCACGACCTACAAGGCCGGCAAGGCCAAGGTCACGACCGTCATCGGTATCCAGCGCCAGGAGCGCAAGGGCAGCATGCAACTGAACGAGGAACGCACCATGGCCTACCTCGCCAAGCGCAAGCTGCTCCCGTCATGCACATCCACCGTCACCGTGATCAACGAGGACGCCATCCTGGCGGCCAACTTCGAGGGCACCATCCCCGACGACGACCTCCAAGCCCTGTACGACGAGAGCGATCCGACGTACGCCTTCTACCTCATCGAGGAGTAACCATGGCCACGGCCACCCCCACCAAGCCCACCAAGCGAGCCGCCAAGAAGGTCGCCAACTCCAACCCGGCTCCCACGCCGGTGCGAGGCAGCGACCGAGGACAGATCCAGGTGCGACTGCCCCAGGATCTGATCGACCGTCTCGACGTCGAGGCCGAGCGCCGGCGCGTCTCCAAGACGTTCCTCGTCGAGCAGATGATCTCGTCCTCGCTCCAGCGCTGGGAGGAGCAGGACATCAGCGTCGTCTAGACCGAGTGGACTTGCTAGCAACAGGTCTGTAGTCTGCGCCGTGTGTCAGACCTGACCACGGCTCAATACGACCGCTCCCAGTTCGTCCGTTGCAACACCATCGGACATGCCTGGTTCGACTACGACAACTCCGACTGGGTTCCGATGTTCGGAGACCCCCTCGTGCTGCGGTGCGAGCGGTGCGGCTCCGAGCGTCGGGACTCGATCGGCAGTAGCGGTCAGATCGTGGCCCGCCACTACTTCTACCCCGACGGCTACAAGTAC